CTGCTAACATAAATCAAGGTTCAGGGGTATCCTCAGAGCAACTTCAAAACTTGAAAGAGGATTTGGACTTAACTAAAGCAGAACTTGAAAATGAGCGTAATTCACACACTCGTACTAAAGAGACTTTGCAGTTAGTAGAGACTGACTTTGATAATAAGAAGATTGAGTTTGCTAAGTTAGAGGTTGAAAATGAGGACTTAAAGGCACAGCTTAAAGAAAGTGCGGTAGTTCCAACAACTCCTTTGAGTGTTCCAAGGAATGTAGAAATTTATGTGACGGCTTCAAGTTTGGACTTAGTTCCGTCTTACCAATATTTGTTGGTAAACATGAAAAATACTCTTTTGATTGACTTGTCCCCAGAGAGCATTATGGATACTTTAGTTCGTATCACTAAGCGCAACCGTGTAGCTAAGTGGCTTTTAGGGGAACAAAACATTCGTTCTCTTTACTCTCCTTATGATGAGATTAAATTGAGAGTAGCTGATGGTCTTGACTTATTAACTTCTCCAAATGCTTTATTACCAGTAAATGTCTTATCAGAAGTGGATTGGGAACGGAAATTTGATGATTTAGCTCGTCTAAATCGCCCAGTTGTCTTATACTTAGGTTTGGAGACAAATAGAGGTGTTTTTGAGTTTCTAAGTCGCTTGGATAAACAAGCTAAAGTCTTGCGTTCAGGTAGTCCATTGAGTGAGCGTTCATGGTCTCGCGTAGTTCGTCAACACGAAGGTTCTGTAGAGGAGGTGTCAATTTGAGTTCAAGAATGACGTTGTCTGTACGTTTAACTGAGGAGCAGTCAAATTTAGTTGATGTCCTTCGTACAGAAAAGAAATTAAGCAGTTATATTTCCTTGTTGTTAGGTGCCTTACTTCAAGATAGGGTATCCACAACTCAATTTTTGCTTGGTTTGTCTGACCAATCGGTAGCTTATAATAGTTTACAAGAGTCTACTATTCAAGCGAACTTGTATGAGAAGTGGTTGTCTTTAAAATTAGATATGCCTTTTGAAGATTGGGTTACAACTCTTCGCAGTGCTGAAATTAAGCACTTTGGTGGACTTGACATGCCTAAAGTGGATGTCAAATCGGCTTTGCTTGATTTGTTGGATGACTTAGGTTTAGAGTTGGTTGAAAAGGGTTCAACTGTACAATCCTCAGAGGAAAACCTTAAAGCGGTATCCTCAACTGAAACAGGTTCTTCTCAAGCACTTGCTCAAGAGGTCAACCCTCACGACTTAAAAGACTTAGTAGCAAGCATGGTTCATGAAATTTTGTCCAATAAGTCTACAAATCAAGGTGTAGAGCAACCCCTCTCAGAAGCTCCCACAGAGCCGATGGTTGCAGTAGAGACGATTGAGAATACAAGTATACCCCAAGAGCTAGAAAATGCACCAGAGGGTGCGACAGAGCCTCAAAATGAGGTTGCAGAGAAAAATGAAAAGAAAGTTAGTCAAGTTGAGAAGAAGTCATCAGCGGTATCCCCAGTTGAGGAAGAACTTCCGACCTCTGAGATTAGTCCTTTGGTAGACACTTCAGCTCTTATGAGTGGATTTGGGGAATAGAAAGTGAGGTGATATTCTATGAATGATCAAGTTGATTTATTTGGCGATGGTTCTTCAAAACCAAAATCAAACAATCAAGGTGGGTTTGGTTCTGCACCTAGCCCTCAAGGTGGTTTCCAAGGTGGTGGCTTTAACTCTAACTTTAACCAAGGTGGTGGTGTTCCTTTTAAGAACCCTCAACAAGAACCACCTAAGAAGTCCTATAAAAAGTTGTGGATAACTTTAGGTGTGATTGCCACTCTCGGTATCATTGGTGCAGGTTCAACTTTGGTTTACAAACACAATCAAAAGGTAGCGATTGAGAAAAAAGCAAAAGAATATGCTTTGAAAGACTTGCAAGACAAGATTTCAAGTGGTGTATCCCAGTTTTCACTAGCAGAAATTTCAGATACTTCTGAAACGAATGGTATTTCCTTATGGGATTTAAACCTTACCTATGTTAGTACCAACACCTCACGAACTGACTTTGTAGGTGCGGTTTCTAAGGCAGTAACCGTTGAGTTAAATGGTTCTGACGCTACGATTAAGTCTCCTAACTGGGAGTACATTGGGTGGGTTATCAAACATGTAGACCACGATAAAATCAAGGCTTTAACAAAAGACTTGAAGAAAGACTCTTATACCTACAAGGATGATTTAGTAGATGCTTACGCTAAGTACATCGCTCAGAATTTAGCGGATATGTTAGAGTACAAGAACGCTTATGTAGCTTCATATATGCAAGGTTCTGATATTCCAAAACCTTACAAAATTACAGAGGTTGCAGGAGCGGTATCCTCAGATAACAAGCTCACTGCTGAGTTCACAAATACATTAGATAAAGAGGTCTTTAGTGCAGAGAAATTGCACACTTCACAAAACTTCTTTGTGGGTGTAACTGAGGATAGTTATGGAGAAAAGAGTGAGAGTAAAGCCCATTCTGAGTGGTCTGCAAGAGATAAAGAACTTTCGACTTATATCAACAACTTGCGCCCTTATCTGGGGTAAACTAACAGTTTACACAAACATAGAAACTTTATGAAATTATTCAGTATTTTCTATGTTTTATGTAACAATGACAAATAGAAAGCCCTGTACATTCCGTAAGGAGTGTGTATCATTACAAAAGTTAAACCGAGGAAATACCTTAAAACCTGTTTGCCACAACGTAGGGTGAAAATTCAAGCGTGAAGGTAGCGAAAGTAGAAAGAAGAAACAGGATGTTGATACAGTCTAGTAGCTGACACAAAAGTGAACGATTGTAAAGCTGAAATAAAAGCTAATTAGTGTCTAGTAAATAAAATAGTGACTGCTAGAAAACGTTAGTGCTAAGTCAACGGTAACAAGGGTAAGTTTCGGTAGGAATATCCTAAGTCTCGAAAATTTGAGATATGGATAACCTCTAACGACTATCTCCTGATGGGAGAGTGAATTAACACTAAGCTGATAGTATATCAGTGAGTAAAGCCGCAAGCTGATGGCGGAAGAAAAATATTTGGTCTGGCTACTCAATAAAGTTGTGTTAGAGTAGTTCAGATTGACATATAGTCTGCGCACGTTCTGTAATGGAAGTGTCTAGGAAAAGACCTAGCTATTAAGGGTTGCGCCTTAATGGAAACAGTCAAGAGTACGAAAAGCACATTGAAAATTGAATAACACGATAAAAATTTGTTGCATTAAAAATCATAATATGATACAATAGGTTTATCAAATGATTAAGGAGAAAATCAATATGACAGGTAGACCTAGATCTAAAAAGGGAGTTAAGGTACATACCGCTTTCAAAATCTATCCAAAGGATAAAGAAAGAGCGCAAGCTATGGCTGAGAAATTAGATATTAGTTTGTCGTCTTACATTAACAAAGCTGTTTTGGAGAAGTTAGCCCATGATGAGAAGTCAGAAGCTTAGACTAAAACTAACCAAGGAACAAGAAAACAAAGCATGGTGGTTTAGTAAGGTCTCACGCAACTTTTGGAACCTCTTAGTAGATATTGACAAGCGCAATAATAAAGGTGAGTTTGATGAGATTTTGAGTAGAAATGGGAATAGAACCTATTACTCAAAATTTTACGGTAGAGAAGTGTATCATCTCAATCAGTCAGATTATCTCAACCTTGCTAAAATTGTTGTTGCTAAGAACTATGAGGAAGATAGTGAAACTTGGTCTTGGTATTATCAACGGAATCAGTCATTTATCTATGCTTTTCTTGTCAGAGAGTTAGTAAAAATTAAGAGACAAAACAAAGGGCGATTGAACTTTAGAAGTGTTGATAAAATTCAACCAAGTTTCAATGTTCGTTGTGATATTTTTCCTAACAAGAAACGCCCAAGTCGAATTTATCTGAAAGATAACGGTAAACTTCAGATACCAACTATCGGAGATGTCAAGTTTGGATCAGCTAGAGAAGATTTTGATTTATCTTGTAAGAAACAAGTTGCTACTATTTCCTTTGATGGGAAGTATTGGTACTTGTCATATATGGTAGAGATTGAAGTTCAAGTTACTGATTTACCAGAGTATACAGAAGGTATTGGAATTGATTTAGGAATTAAAACTCTTGCGACTGTTTCTGATGGCACTATTGTACCTAATATCAAGACTTTCAGAAGAGTTCGTATCTTAGAAAAACGATTGAAACGATTACAATGTAAGGTGTCTCGCAAATACCTTATTAACAAATGCAACAAACACAATAAAACAAAGAACATTATTAGGTTAGAAAGAGAAATTAAATTGATACACCGTTCACTAAGGAATATCCGTATCAATCATATTCGTAAATTTGTCTCAGAGTTGGTTAAGAAACAACCACAATATATTGCAATCGAAGACTTGAATGTAAATGGAATGATGAAGAACAAATATCTTGCAAAAGATATTGCGAATTGTTCTTTTTACACTATCAGAGAACATCTTATTAGAAAGGCGAAAGAACGCCATATAGCAGTTAGGTTAGTAGATAGGTTTTATCCATCTAGTAAGACTTGTTCAAACTGCGGTAGTTACAAAAAGGATTTAAAACTCAGTCAAAGAGTGTATCGTTGTGCTAACTGCCAAGAGAAGATAGATAGAGATTTCAATGCTTCGATAAATATTGCAAGAACAGACAGATATGTATTAGCTTAATTAAATTGTTTTATTGCCTTTGAAAACTAAAGGTCATTAATTTCAGTGGTAGGTCAGCCGTAAAGCCGAACCACTATAATATACACGCCCTGAAAAGTATGAGTATATCAAACAAAGAGTAGCTTTGGCAAAATTTGGCTCAAGATGGGAAAGTTAATTGTGTTATTCAGTTTCTGATTTTTCGCACTTTTGACTAACGGCTGAAAGCGCGTGAAGTTAAACAAACCAAGAAAACAGATAAGGGGACAGAACAAGTAAATGTTGAAAACCCTAATACTTTTGATAAGTTGGATAATCCAACCTATGATAGTGCGGTATCCTCATGGCTTGAGCTGAAAAAAGTTGAGCCTAGTCCTTACACTTATGCAAATGGTGAGAAGAACCTTGATAAAGTCGTATCTTACGGTTGGGTAGGGTCAACATACATTGCAAGTAAAGAAAGCGATGCGAAAAGTACCAATGTTCATATTGGTTCAGGAAAATATGATGATCCAGTTACTTTAGGCACTCCATTTGTTACTAAAATGCAAGACACATCAGGTAACTACCAAGATGTTCGAGTAACTGTAACGAAGGTGTTAGTGGGTGATGAAGCTATTAAAGATGTTCAAACCTTTAACGACAAGAATAAAGGTTTTACGAATGTTTCTGATTTGGTACTAGGTACAGTCCACTTCCAAGTAGAAAACTTGTCTGATAAAGAAATTGAGGTTGATTCTGAGTTTACTTTAGCAGACCCAGAGCAGAATTTAATTAACCGAACAGGGAACATGTATGGTCTCCAAGAACGTGCTAAGATTGCAGCACGTGGAACTGCAGAGATGGTCGATTGGTTCAATACCAAAGAGACAAAGACCTTGAACTTGATGTGGGGCAAAAGCTTCAACCACAAGTTTGAAGCAGTTTATATCAATGCTTTAGGGGATGAAATTTACGACCAGTATGGACGTAAGATGGAACGTAATACGAAGAAACTTGTAGAGAACAAAGCCCAAGCAGACCAAAAAGCCCTTGAGCGCTTGGCGAAAGAAGAGCTTGAAGCTCGTAAGAAAGCTGAGTTGGAGGACTAGTCTATGTTTAAACGTAAACAGAAAACCTCTAAACCTAAGTCTCTTTCGGTATCCGATAATCAACAAGTCAAACAACCAAAAGAACCGTTTTTAAAGCGTTTGGTGTCTTACTTTAAGACTCACAGAAAGACTCGGTTGTTTGTCTTTGGTTTAATTGGTCTAGCGGTATCTTTAGCTTTGCTATTTACTCTTTATAAGCTCATTTTGGTGTTGTTAGGAACCATTATGCAATTTTGGTTCCACTACACTAGTAATGAAATTCTCTTGTGGGTCTTAACTTTAGTCTGTTTTGCACTCATTTGTGGTTTTTGTTACTTCTTATGGGTTCGCAGAAGTGAATACCTAAAGAAAGAAGAACAAGAGGAGAAATTAGTAGTGAGCGAAGTTGAAGTAGATGAAGATTGGTTTCAATCGGATAGTGGTTGGAATTAAGTAGTTAGTTTGGAAAGAGGGGTATCTTTCACATGATTCGATTTTTCAAACGATGGTGGTTTTCTCTGCAAGACCATACAAAAGGGGCTTTAATTTGTCTCATTATTATCTTTATTGCTTGGTTTTTCTTTAGAAATTCCTTTTAAACTAGATAGAAACGCACTTCGGTGCGTTTTTTTTTTTGACTTTTCGCCCATTTTATGATAAAATAACTTTATAAAATTAAACTAAAGGAGATATTTTATGTCCAAAAATAATGTTCCCTACAATCAACATGTTGAAGAAAGTAAAGATAAACCTCTCTTTAATATTTTCACAAAAAGCAAGGTTCAGAAGTTATTGAACGAACAACTTGAATTTACTCAGGGTTTGCTAAAAGATGAAAAACCAGTTACCGGTATCCTCACGGTCGCTTCTGTTGAAGATACAGATGAGGAAGAATCACATGGAGAAAGTTTACTGACTTGTTCAAATCATCTGTACTACTCGCTTATGTTAGGTGCACTTGATACTATTTTAACTGCTATGGATGAGGGCAATAATTTAGGTAAGTTTGGACTTAACACTCAAGATTTAGCTTCTGAGGCGGTTGATTACTTATTTAATCGTATCAATACTGCTTTGAACATTGAGTCAGGTGAGGTTGATGACTTAAATAACTTGTTAGAAACTCACCCAGAGATGGAAGATTTTGTAAGTAATCACTTTTCGTCTTTTATTTTCGTAGCTGATGAAGATGAACTCACATAGGGTATTCTCTTGACAAATTAGCTCTTTTGTGCTATATTATTTAAGAAGTAAGTAAAAGACTTCAACTCGGTCAAGGATGCTTGGTGGTGCTTGCTAGACCGAAAAAGAAAACGAACTCACAATTTAACAATGTAAGAGAAGCCACGAAAGTGGCTTTTCTTGTTGACTTATTTACTTATTTGTGGTATAATTAAATAAACTTAAAAATTAAGGAGTTAGAAACTTATGACAAAAACTAGTCCAGCTATGGATTTAAAAGAACACAAACAATTTTGGGAAGACCGTGGAGCCGAAACACTAGAACCAATGTCTTTTGTCTCTTTAGCAACTTTTGAGCAAGAAGATAAGGTAGGTTTTATCTCTATTCGTGAGTCTCACATTCGTAGTGACTCGGTTTATGTGACCCTCGATACTATGGTAACTGCTATAACTCGTATCCTTGGTACTAAAGAAACCTTTGAAAAATTAGGCTTGAACGCAGATGACCTTGTGAAAAACACCGTTATGTCTTATATTGGTCAAATCGTTGAGAAATTGCCAAAAGATGATGAAAGCATGCTTGCCTTGGTTGAAGACAACGAAGATGTCCGTAACTTGCTTGACCTTCATTTTGCAAGCGCAGAGCGTTTGCTAGGTAGCAAAGACGAAGAAGAAGAAGCGTAAACCTATGGAAAATACAGATTCAAATGTTTTGGAAACCCAACTTCTAATTGGAAAAGGAGTCTTAGAAATCCTCTTGGACTTGGTAAGCGATAAGAATAAAGAAGGAGCGGTCTTACCTCTTGATATGAACGGTCGAAAGTTCACGATTACAGTTGAAAAAGACTGACTTCCCCATGTACTTGCAATAGCTTGTACACTTATAATTCGAGAAAAGAAGGTACTTAATGGTCTAAATGTGCCTTTTTTCTTTTTTTTTTCTAACGGTATCCTCTATTTCACAGTTCCAATCAAAGACAGGTTGGAACTTTTTCTTATTTTTCACTTTATTACTTGCAATTATTCTCTCTATTTGCTATACTATATTTAACAAGATTTGAGGAGAAGAATTTTATGATTGCACAATATGTCAACGAATTACCAGAGGATTTGCAAGTTTTATTAGCTATGCGCTCTGCTTTTCAAATTTGGTTTGAAAATAGTAGGTACTTACCAAGTATTAGCGCAGAGGGTTTAAAACAAGATGGAGTGGAATGGTTCTGTACTTCAAATACCTTTAGTTACACAGTCTTAAGACAATCAGGACGTCCATTTGTGTCTTTGTATTTTACAGTAGCAGACAATGGTTTAGAGCTAACTTTAATGGTTCAAAATTATTCTCATGGTAAGTTAATGGACACAAAAGCACTTGAGGGGGTTGCTTTCTCTGTAGAAGATTTTAGAGTTTTATTAGATACTGTTCCGCAACCAGCGTATGTACCTATTTTACGGTCTTTACCTTTCTTCTTTACGTTGATTGGTTTGGAGTCCCAGTTTCAGGGGTATCAGCACCGATATGCGCTTTTGAATAGTTGGATTTAAAGATTAGAATTGAGTGAGGTAAAATGATGAGTAAAACAGTTCGTACTGAATTAGCTAAATATTTGTACGCAACCTATTTGTTGTGGCACGGAGATAAAGGGCATTATGGAAAAACACTTCTTCCGAGAAGTTACGCTACTTCTGAGGTTGCTTTACCATGTGAATTTGTCTTTTATGATGGGTTGTTTGCACTTTTAGTTTATAAAGATAACCTTAAGTACAAAGAGATTTCCTTTGGGTATTCTGAGGTAGTTGCTTCTTCTATTGTTTCTATTTCTACTTATCGGAATGATGAAAGAGATCGCTCTCAGATTAAGATTGTACCTATTACGGATTTAAGAAGTTTTGAGCAGATTTTAGAGGAGAACTTTGCATTGAATTATTCTAAGTCCACCTTAGATATTTTAAAAGTTTGTTTAGCTGATTACGGTATACTTGAAGAAGTTGACCAGATTGTAGCTAATATTAAGTGAGGTTTAAATTATGATAAATCTAAGAGGTTATACAAAACAACAAAAATTCGGTCTGTTGACTTTAGCTACGAAAAAGACTTGGGAGAAGTTTGAAGTTGATTTGCTTTATAACAAGTCAACTTTAGAGAATACTGATGTTGTAGTAGATGGATATGGATTTAATTTAATTCTTTGGAGAGATAGAGGGAATAAACCTTTATGTCAGTATTTTATTACGAGAGATTCTCAAGGTTTCATTACTTTGGTTCTTACAACTTACAAACGTGGTTCTAAGTCAAACAAACACAAAGAAGTTCACTACATTAAGAGCATGAGCGACTGCGAAAGAGCAGCAACTACCTTAACTGAATTGGAACTAAATGAACTCATTAAAGCTCTTCCACAAACGCTAAGTGAACACACTGTTTGGCAAGAAACTTTTAAGGGTATCCTTACTCATTTGGTATCAGAGACTCCTAAAGTTCAAGGTGTCCGTAAACGTACTCCACAAGGTGATTCCTTACAACGTGAGGTGCGACATGCCTTTATGCGCCTTTCTGATATGTTTAAAGCATTTCAACAGTATAATAAAGGTGGATTAGTTCATGGAACTGATACCAAATATGGTTTAATTTTATCTGACCGTGAATTAACTTTAGAGTTGTTTGATGCTAACCACAATTTGTTCTTAGGTTTTCGAGTTGTGCCAACAGACTCAGACAACTATGATTTCACCCATTGGAACTCTAACTTATCTAAACCTATTGAGTTCCAAGATGTTTCAGTATTCTATGAATACGCAAATCTTTTAGCGAGTAGCTTAACAGGTAATTTAGCTCTCCGATTTTTAGGGGGATTGGAAGACTGTTTAACTGCTTGTGGTTTATGGTCTGTATACAATCGTTCAGGAATTGATTTGTATTAGAGAAGAGGTAGTGTATGGTTCAGTCAGAAGTAGAAGTAGTTAAATTAAACAGTTTATTTCAGAAAGTTTTGTATCGTTGGTTAGAGGGTCGCAGATTTATTTCGTTCAATATTGAGAATGAAACTCCTTCTTATGAAGTTTATATCAATAAGACTACTTTCAGTGTTACTACCTTTCGAGGTAATCATTATCCAAGTGTGAACATTTCGTTTATGGTAAACTCTCCTAGTCCTTCTTATGAGTATTGGGTCAATGGAGTTGCTGATTTTGACATTAAGTCTAAGGTAGCTTTCTTTGGTAGAGGAAAACTGTTGTTGGAGTTTTGTCGTGGTAGTTTAGGTACGGACTCTTCTATGTGGTATCCGTATGTTGCTGAGATTTTAGCTCCTTTAAACGAGTCTCAACGTTTCACACTAGAGATGACTTTAAGAGATATTCTTACAAAGTTGGATAAAGAAGTGGAACGCAGCGCAGAATTTGAAGCAGAATTTAGAGAAAGGATTTCACATGGCAACTAAACAACTTGAGTTAATTGATTTGTACCACCTATTAAAATTGGTTGTAAATACTTGGATTGATTTAATTCCCTTTCAAAACTTTGAATTTAGCTCAGAGAGTTCCACATTTTCCTATACTATAAACTCTAAAGAATTTACGTTAGCAACATATAGACCTAGTGGTTTACCAAGTACAACTCTTGCTATTACTAGACACTCTAAAATAAGCCACGGGGTATCGGCAGGTTTGCTTTTCTCCGCTGCTTTTCGTTCTTATCGTAATAGTAAGGTTGAGTTTGAGTTTAAGGAGTCTTCACTGGATGAGTACAACTCTAATTGGCATGAATTTGTCAGACAGTTTTATTATCCTATAAGCAATTCGCAACGATTAAGTTTCTATGAATCTTTATTTGAGTTGCAACTAATTTTACAAGATGAATTAAATCGGTTGAACAAAGAGTTTAATCAAGTTGTATATTGGACTGATTTTAATGGGGGTGTTAAATGATAAACTTAAAACCGTACACAAAAGAACAACGCTTTGCTCTAGTAGCAACTGCTTTGGTTGATACTTGGGAGAAATTAAGAAAAGAACTAAACGGACCAGCTACCACTGAATTTAACGCTGATACAATGATTTTGAACATTGATAATCAAGGTTGCTTTGTAAATGTTCTCAGACAAAATTACTTGACATGGTACACATTTAGTTTCACGTTCAATAAAGATAACAAATTAGCATTTGCAGTTACTCCTTACGTTAGAAACAACCCTCAATTTAATGAAGTTACACACGGTATCTTCACAGCTCATAGCGATTTTGAGAAATTAGCTTCAGATTTATCGTCTGACTATTTAGCTCCATTTGTAAATAATTTATTGCTTATTTTTAGCGAAGATAACACATGGTTTCAAACTTTTAACCATTTCTTATCGACTTCTTTGCAATTTCTTCCTACTGCTAAACAGTTAGCAAAACGACAACATGCCACAAAAGTAGATGCAAGAAAAGAACTGAGAACAACGTTTCTCCGCATTTCTGATTTCTATAAAACTCTTTTATTACACTCTGTGTTAGTTGATAAATCTTACTCCGTAGAAACTTCAAACGGAAGTTTGGATATAACTGCTAGTGGTTTGTGTTATCAAGTTTCAACTGAGTCAGGTCAATTCTACACTTTCAATATGTATAAAACAGTAGGTGAAAGAGACAAATATAGTTATAATTTAACTAACGATAAAGGTTCTTTAGGTAGATTTACAGATTATGGTATGTTCTATGAAGATGCTGATCACCTATCAGGTTTACTTCCCGGAGAGGATATGTTAGATTTCGTCAAGGAATTTGAGTCCTTGATTACAAAAGTTGGTCTTTGGTCTGCATACACAAGTTTAGGTTATGTGAAATAAAGGAGAGAAAGATGTTCCAAACACTAGACAACAGAACGCAACTAGCGATTATCATTATGGCGACAGAGAAAGTTTATTCTAATTGGGTTGAGAACTACAACCCCTCTCGACCTTTCAAAAGAGATGTTAACGATAAATTTAACCTTTATATCCGACCAGATGAGTTGACTTTCCATTTATGGAGAAGAGGTAGCGACTGTGCCTTTGCAAGCATTCTCATGCAACACCAACCTCAAGGTTATTGCTACATTTCTGTAGAAAATTACTTTAGGGGTATCGCAAAAGATACCCTTGACTTAAACAACCCTCATGCTACCTTTGATGATTATTTAAGGTTAGCAAATAACTTCCCAGAGCAAGCGGTAGATTTAATTGTGAAAGGGTTATTTGAGGGTATGGAGAATATCGGTTTATTGTCTGAGTTTTCTTACTATGTAGGAGTTGCGACTAACTTATTGGATTTGAAAGATTAGATTACATAAGGAGCGGTTGCTCCTTTTCTTTTAGTGGTATCCGACTTGAAAATTCTCGCTTTTTATGTTATAATGTTCCTTACTGAACAGGAAAAGTTCAACAGTTTAGAAAACGATTAGAAAGAAAAATAAGATGAATAACTTAGATATGTCAAAAATCGTCTGGGTGGTTGATTTTAACCACTTAGTACATAAGTATTTCCAAGGAATGCGTGCCAAAGGTGTCACTTTGTCTGCGGAGGTAGAAGTTGAGAGATTAGACTCTATGGGGTCTGCTTATACAGAAACAGTTGTAGTAGATACTACGGTATTGTCTGCTATGTTGAAATTCTTTGCGAACCGACTTTCAGGAGCAGGATATAACCCTATGGTGGTTTGTGCTGACTCTAAGATTTGGTCTCGCAAAGAGTATATGAAAGATTTATTGAAACGTGAGGGTAAAGGTGGAACTTATAAATCAGGTCGTCCGAAGTTAGCACCAGATTGGTGGAATTCTGCAGACTTGTGTTTGCGACTCCTTAAAAAGATAGGGGTATGTGTTTTAAAGAAAGACAACTACGAAGCCGATGACTTGATTGCAGAAGCAGTAAGAGTTGCTAAACTTCAGTACCCAAATAACCCAATCTGTGTATTGACCGGAGATTTGGATATGGTTCCTTTAGTAGATGAGCAGGTGTCTGTTTATATGTACCCAGCAACCCAAACCTACGCAGAACAAGGGTATCCCGAACTCAACAACTACGAACAAATCACTCCTCGCACTTACAAGCGTATGTTAGAGCGTAAGTCTTCTGTTAAGAAGTTAGGTGGATTCGCTGACTACAACACTTTGTTAGCGACTAAGATTATCCGTGGAGATAGTTCTGATAAAATTCCTTGTATGAAAGGTTTTTATAGAAAGCCAAAACGCTTGGTTGATTTACTACAAAAAGTAGCAGAGGAAGAGAACTTCAAGGAGTTCCGCTATGAACCTTGTGAGGTTTTCTATGAGTACAAACCAACAGGCAAGCGGTATCCAACACTTCCGTACAAGCGCCAAGTGGATAGATACACTTTACCTAATCTAGCAGAAGTACCTTTTTCAACTGAGGGTTTGTCTCCTTTGTTTATAGCAAAAGATTGGTTTGTAAAGATTGAAGAACCGACTGAAAAGGTTGAACAGATGGTTTCAGTTTTGATGAAACATGGTTTGACTGAGGAAGAAGGAGAGCAGTTTAAGGATAGATATAGAGCTATGAACTTAAATGGAGCTTTCTTGGAGATGCGCGATCCAAAACTCCGAAGAAAACCGTATCGTCTGTTAGAGCCTTTAGAATATGGTGCTGATTATGTCATTCCACCGTTGGATTTAGCTTTACTCAATGTTGAAGCTCTCAAGTTCCAAATCCACATTTAGAGAGGGGATTGATTGATGAAGTACACTTTGATTTTCTCTCCTATGGAGGGTGACGAAGAAGGTTTTGATTTTACGGTTGTAGATCGAGTAGCTTTTGGTACTTATGATAAGTTACGAGATAAAGGTTTTCCTATTGATGAATTGAAAGAGAATACAGTCCTTGTAGCAGTATATCCTAATATTGGTAGTCGATTTGATGGGGTTCGTGGAATGTTCACAAAGGAGTTAAGTTGATTGTATGGTGCATTTAAAAGTGTTTGAAGCCTTTGCTGGGGTTGGTAGTCAACACATGGCTTTGAGGAACTTAGGTATTGATTATGAGGTTGCAAGGGTATCCGAAATCGACAAATTCGCTCATCAGTCCTACGAAGCTATTCACGGAGAGACTAAGAATTTTGGAGATATTTCAAAGTTACAACCTGAGGACTTACCTGACTTTGACTTGTTTACATATTCTTTTCCTTGTACGGACTTGAGTTCTGCAGGAAAACAACGTGGGTTTGAGAAGGGTTCAGGTACGTCCTCATCCCTTTTGTGGGAGTGTCAGCGATTGATTGAGGGTAAGAAACCAAAGGCTTTGTTACTAGAGAATGTAAAGGCTCTAAACAGTGCTAAGTTTCGAGACGGGTTTCACTCTTAGCTCTCATTTTTAAGAGGTTTAGGCTACACGAATTACTACGGAGTCCTTAATGCAAAAGACTTTGGACTCCCTCAGAACAGAGAACGTATTTTCGTAGTTTCTATTTTAGGGAAACACAAACCGTATCGTTTTCCGAACGGTTTTGATGATGGTTCAACTATGGCTCCCTTGTTAGGTAGTGAATTAGATACAAAGAAGTGGCACAAGCAGTATAACATTGACCGCTTTACTTATGAGTTAAGAGATAAGGGTATCGTGCATTACCTTGGTCGCTTTAACGTTCCAGTTGATTACAAAATCGACAAATTGAAAGAGCAAGGTTTGGAAGACATAGACCCTTCAAACATTAAAGAGTCGATTGGAATGCGAACTCAGTGCCTTTTTCCGACAGGAAAAGCAAGCTGCATGTTAGCTTCGGACTATAAGTACCCTAAAACCGTAGTTGAGGGTATAGGTTGTGAAGTTCCGTCTAAATTGTACCCTTCAGATGCAAGTGACCCTCTAGCTCGTCCATTTGTGGAATATGAGCGAGGTTTGTCTTCTACACGAGAACAGTTAGCAAAAGACTCAAATGTATTGTGGTTGTCTGAGAAGATTGCAAACAAACCTCAAGGCTTGTTTAATTTAGCTTTGATGTTGTCTGATAATCAGACAGAAGAACAGAAACCTTTGAATGGTTTCTATTCCATGCGGTATCTGACTCCCGGCGAATGTTGGAAATTCATGGGATTTTCATATGAAGACTATCAAAAAGTAAAAGCGGTTGGTTTATCTGATTTGCAACTTTATAAACAAGCAGGGAATTCGATTGCAGTTCCTTGTTTAGAAGTATTATTTAAAGAGGTTTGGAACAGTTTAGACGATTAAATTTAGAAATAAGATAGAAAGTACAGAATAGGTATTCATTTTGACTTTAAAACGAGATTTTCAGTTATTAGCACAAGGGAGCTTGAGTGCAGAGGTGCTTCAACAGAAGCGACTTCAGTATAATCGAAATGAACTGTTAGATGTATTTGATAGTTTAGTTCCAACTAAATTGTTATGGAAGAGAGTTGAGTTAGCTTCTGGAGTTAAGGTTCGTTTAGTGGACGTGTTGTTTAATTTAGTGCAACCAGATTTAGAAGATGGTGTTGTACTTCCAGTAGGATATCAACAATCGATGTCTATTTTCACAAATGCTATTGTTTCTAGTGGGTTAGATGCTCAAAGTTTGCGAGTGGTTTTTCTTTCTTTGTTAGATTACATCGAGTTGTATTTTGGAACAAGGTATACAAATGCAAAAAAGATTAAGCAATACCAAAAAAGTAAAGCTTTGGTTGAAGGTCATGAGGCAGTTGCAAATCTAAGAGTAGGGGAGATTATAGGGTATCCTCAAAACTTACCGGATGTACAATCTAGTCTATGAGATTAAATTGAGAGAGTGGTAAACACTCTCTTTTTGCATTTAAGGGGTTCTATTCGTTCTCTATAGGGTTTTTATAACCTTGAGGTATAAATTTATCTAACACAAAATTGAATGAGCGTACAGAGGTAATTAGAGCCTTTAAAATGCTTATCACGAATTGTAAACTTTTTAAAAATTTCTCATGATAAATTCTTGCATTAAAGACCTATTTGTGGTACACTATATTTACTTAAAAGAGATCACAAGTTAAATGTTTCATGCGTTGATAAGGTTTGTGAAATTTTAAATCAAGGTTTACCAGAGTTATTGAAATATTTGTTTAGTTGTTATGGACTTGACTATAGAAAGGATTAAAAATGTTAGCAGATAAAGAATTTTGCCATTTGAGATTGGGTTTGGACACGCTTATTCAAGACTTTCTAAGTAGTAAGGTTTTGAATAAACATTTACCAAAAATGAAGTTAACTGGTGACGGTAAGATAATTGGTTCTATTTATAATGACCCAGTTAGAATGAATCCTACTCTCCATTTACGTTTTTACAATCGAAGTAAACGGATGACTTTCCAGTTGGTTGTTACAAATTACTTAGATGTTTTAACTGCACCAACTGAACCTTATATTGTTTATGTAGAAGCAAATCGTTACGATTCAAGTGGTGAGATTATTGAGGTCAACCACTTTGAAGTTTCTTCGAATGGAAGACTTGAAGACTTAGTTGGTTTGTTGGATTTTATGAAGTACAACTACTTGGAGAAAACCCTTTTGCGGTATCTACATGAATTATACCCAAGTTTGAAGGAAATGTGAGGTTTATAGTTTGATTAAAAGACAATCCAAAGAAGAAAAACTAGCTAGAATAGCTGACAGATTACTGCGGTTGTATTTTCAACTTTCTCTAAGTTTTCAAAAAAGAAAACCCTTTGAAATACCATTCAAGCTAAAAGAGTTTGAAAACTATAACGGTTTGATAGAGTTCAGTAGAACTGAAACCGCAATAACTTTCGGTATCACTTTAATAACTTCAACTGGTGCTTCTTTACATCGCTTTGAAGTTACTCATAGTTTAGAGACTCCAGAGAATCCAATTAGTTATTGTGCCTTCACAAGTTTACCTTATAGTAGAGGTCAAGTTTTAGAAGATTTAAAAGTGAGTTTTACAACTCAAATTCCATTTGAGACTTATATTCAAGAGATGGTCGTAACAAGTTGCAAACGAGATAATTTACTGACTCCTTTAGTTGTTTGTTTGGAAAGAGCAAGTAATTTAATGGAATTAGAGAAGAATTTTAGTGATTGAGAGGTATTGTTTATGGTAGCAAAACAAGAGAAACAAGAAGTATGTATTAGGAGTTTAGAGAAGTTGGCTGTTTATGTTCGTAAACTGCGGAATTTTGAGTTTAAAAGAAACTATATTGGTTCTCCCCAGTATGAACTTGTATTGAATGTAACTTCTACACATTCATTAAACGTTATACTTACTGAGCCACATAAAGGAAACAATGAGTCTGGGGAGATAAGTGTTGAAGTTGTAAGTAACACTTCTAATCTTATTCAACATCGCATTTGGTTAGCTATTGAACCTTCAGCTAACTCAGATACTTATTTTGGTTATAGTAGTCCTTTCTTTAGAGGAAAACCTAAAGAGTGGGAAAGAGTAGGTTCTATGTCTAGTGATATTTCAGCTTTATTTGCACCTAGACTCATTACCGAGGGTATCCAATCTAATGCAGTTTTAAACGTGTTTTATTTAGGTTTACCAGAGTTTTTGAATAAAGTTAAGAAACTTCCTGATTTAAGGTTTGAATAAGATAAAGGTCACGATTTAAGTAAATGAGGTTTAAAATATGTCTTATAAAGATAGAACACAATTAGTAGAAGTTTTGGATAATATGATTAGAGGTTTACACATTCAATCGACTGTGTTTCCGGAAGTTCCTCCTATGGTTGAGGTAAATGATCGTTTAACTTTTGGATGGGGTATCACTGAGAATTATACAAATTTATCTATTTCTTTTACTCTATACACGCGTAAACGTTGGAAACAACATTGTAGTTTAATTATTGGTTTACAAATGATTGAAACTGGGGATTTGTTGTATAGTTTTAAAGCGTTTAAGTATGATGTAGGTGGGAGAAGTTCTAGTGTTGTAGATGTTACATCCATAAACTATACGAAAGAGTTTAGTCGTTCTGATATTGTAGAAATAGTTAACTCTTTAACTGATGAGCAGGTTTTAGCTTACTTAGAAGGTTTGCAGTACATGAAGTTTATGTAACTGTTTAGTTAGTTGATTAAATAAAATGAGGTTGACATTATGGGTGTTCGAGTTTCAAGAGCAGAAAAGTTAGTGTCTAGGGTTAGAAAGAAAAACCAAGTTTTGGCTTTCGTATTAGGTTTAAGGCTTGTTCAAGAGTATTGTTAAAAGGGAAGAGGTATAAGTAATATGATAAGACTAGCAAACAAACAGACAACAGAACTTTGGTACTATTTATATCAAGGATTTAAGCTACTTGTAGGTGGTGCTGAAATTCAACCTACAAGTTTGGTATCCCAAGTCTCACCACGGTACAAAACTCAAATTCTACTAAAAGATTCTGTGTTTAGATTGAGACTTTTGAAAAACACGATTGAGACAAACTTAGACACCGACTTGATTCATGAAATACTGATTTATTTCGACAAAGAATTGGATAGAGGTGCTTTTGAAAGTGTTTCATGTAATCCTAAAACGGGAAAACGAAATCGTGTTTCAAGTGAGTATTATCTCCCCAACTTACTTGATTATGATTTAAACCATATTTTAACTTCTCTGGTTGAAAATGTAGCTACACTTAAACAAGTAGAGTGTTTAAACTTAGGTGTACGTTACTCAGGTTTAGGTTTTGATATAGTTGAGGAAATACGATATGAATAAAATTAAACATCCTCAAAGAGAAGTGCTTTGGCGGTATTTGATGAATGCTTGTGAGTTGTTATTTGCTGATAAAGACTTTGAGTCTTGCCAAAAGGTCGTTGAAGTTTCTTTTAAGTACAGTTGTTCTGTTGAACTATCAAAACAACACCTCCACTTGCAGTTGTTGAAATACAATTCAGAAACGAAGGTTAAATCAGACTTAATTCATGAGCTTGAAATTCGTGTAAATCGAGCAGAAGGTAGATTATTCTTTAAAGGGTTTAATACTCAAGTTAAAGGTAAATGTACAGGGGGAGTATCTACCGAAATTTTCGTTTCTGAATTGACTTCTTCCCAACTTGCTCAAATACTAGCAGAGTTGGTAAATCATATACCGACCCTTGAACAAGTTGCACGTTTCAATTTAGGATTGAACCAATTTATGTGGAGCGAAGAGTTTTTTGTAGCAACAGTAGGTAGGGAGTAGGTACATTATGAGCAAATACAAAGGACTAAAAAGAGACCAACTCGAAGAGTTGGTAGTAGAAAAGCTAAATTTCTTATTGAAATATTTAGATGGTCAGTCTTCTTATCCTATGGGTAAATTTCCCACCGGTATCCCCTCTCCGCGCGGAGGAGAATACCTCATTTGGGTCGGTTGTTCTAAAGGAACAATTTCCTTTACCTTGCAAGACACTAACGGTATTGACTACCACAACATCAAGATTGATAAGTTTGGCGGTAGCAGACAAGTAGTAGAGCTTGCAAGTCGTCCGTTTAAGGAAACTGGGGAAATTTGGTTTGGCAAGTCTCTTAGTTTGCGTTGTGATTGGGCTGATTTACAACAAAACCCAACTATGTTCACAAAACAGTTGGTTCCTTACATTCGTAAGAAAGACCAAGTTTTAGCGTATTGGTTGGGGATGACGGCAGTTCAAGATTATTGTTAGAAAGGTATTTAGCATGGAACAATTATTTAAAAATAAAGAAAGACAAGCTCTGTTAGAAGAATTGGTTACGGTTTGTCAATCTATGGCGAAACATGGTTTACCTGATGATATTCTAAGGAATGTAAAAGGTTCAGCTTGATTGGGTTTAACGTATCGTACTTCACAGAGTGAAAATACTTTGTATATAGATTTGATTACATTCGATACTTTAGCACTTCAATCTTTTGTAATTCAAGTTTACATTAAAGAAAATGCTCCTTGGGTGCATCTGTACTATGTAGACAAAACTAAAACGAGCCGAAAAGTAGATATACCTTTGAGCGGAGTCAAAACAAGTTTGGTCGATTTAATTCTCGGTATCTCAAGTCAAAGCCGCGTAGTGGCTTTTAGAGATGCGTTGTATCTTAATTTGAGAAGTTTTGTTTATTGGGAAAACTAGATAGAATGGTGGTTTCTAATGTTTAAAGGTTCAAGAGGGGTTCGTCTCCTATATAAAAAGAGAGATTGTGGTTATGACTATATTCAACCAGTGATTTTACCAAGTGGTGAGAAAGTTTTGGTTTATGGGAACACTTTGGAAGGTTGTCCTATAGCTACAGTTGCTGAAGTGGAGTTAAAACGTGCGAGTGACTTAGTTTATGCTCAAAATAGGCTTGTAGAGATTGAGGGGTATCAACCTATGCATGTTGTTCCTAATTGGGAAATTTTATTGGGTTATGCTGAATTATTTGAAGATTAGAAAGTAGGAAAACAAATGACAACAAGAGGAATTAGATTAAAGTATAAAGATGATTACATCCAAGCGGTCATTCTCCCAGACGGTCGCAAATTGGTAATTACAGGTAGCACTTACGGTATGGGCGCTCCTTTGTCACCTTTGTCTGAGATTGGAGTAGCTAAGAAGTCTGACTTGAAGTGGGTCGTAAATGACTTACTCAACTATGGGTTTCAGGAAGTTGACGGTTCTCGCTTTTATGATGAACTGAGAGCTTTCAATTCAACAATGCCTTGGGATTAAGTCTTAGAAAGTAGGTAAATATATGAACAACATTCAATTTCGTTTTGAAACTTCTTATGGTTATGATTTCGTCCAATTTGTGATTTTGGATGACGGTCGTAAGTTCGCAATTACTGGGCAAATAGGAGTCGGTTTTGCTATTTCTCCTAGATACACAATCTATGTGAAGAAGAAGTCTGAATTGAAAGAGTTTTTGGATAAAGCTATTAAATTTGACGGTTATATCTTGAAAGATAACTACAACGATAGATTAGAACTTCAAACCTACGAAAATCATGTTTTTCGTTTTGGTGCTAATTAAAAATTCGGAGGGTATCCCTATGCACAATTTCGCTTTATATAATCCAAGTAATGATTTATATGTGTCTTATGTAGCTTTCAATCGTAAAACTAAAAGCTATGATATTGAGTTTACACGTGACTTACACTCTATTCGATTTTGGAAGATGAAGTCTAGTGCAGAAGGACAAGCACAGAGAATTTTCGATTGGAATCGGAATTTGGCGCTTGAAGTGAGAGAAATTCGATAGGTTTCTCTTGACAAACAATCGAATTTTTGCTAGAATATTAATAATGAGTAATTAGTTCTAACGAGCGTTGGGGAATATCACTCCGTTCGGTTTATATTTCCCTCAATAGAGAACTTCAACTTCGGTTGAGGTTCTTTTGGTAAGTAAACTTAGCTTACTAGGTCTATACCCAAAGGTGGTTGTAGGTCTGCCTAAACTAAGTTTGGTTTATTCTATTCTATTTTATTCTATTTACACTAAACCTTAGTTTAAAAATAACATTTTTAAATTAAGGAGGAATTATCATGGATAATTCACAACAGTACACACTAAGTCGAGTTTCGACTGAGGTTTCTTTAAAGGATCGTTATTACAGAGGCTCTAAACCTCAAAGTGACGTTTTCTTCCCTAACGTAGTTCAACCTACTTACTTTTTGGACTATGATGATCGTTATTATTACGCTTCGAATTATAGCTCTTTTGGTCTCTTTGGTTCATTGATTTCTTTTGATTTACCCCAAGGGGAGTTTAAGCAGAGACTTAGGTTTTATGTATCTGACGGTAGCTCTGGGTTTAATTTAGCTGAAGTTTATAAAACGAAAGTTAAACCTTTAAGTTCAATTCAGGCTTTTGTATTTTATACTTTAAATGCCTTACGTTATTTCCTTTCACCGTTTGTTGAAATGTGTAGATTTGTGGCTCGTTTATTAGACTTACAAGCTCTTATAGTTTTAGCATTGCTGGTAATTTGTGGCTCGCTCGTACATAACCTTATTGGAGACATACCTTATGTAGATTACACTTTGTACACTTTAATGGGTATCGAAGTCGGTTTAGCTCTTTTAAATAAAAATCATTGGGTTGATGCTATTTATCGTTTTCGTTATTATTTAGAGAGAAGGTCAACTGTCTTTTACGAACGTGCTTTATCTTTGGGTGAAGCACTAAACGGAAATCCGATGCCAAGTGGTATGGTTACAACTGGTTTAAACACTTCATACGAGAAATTGAGTTTGTTAAGTATTGTAAGCTTAGAATATGATTTGTTTAGATGGCTTCAACTTAAAGATGATACTCGCAACCTTACTCGTAGAGAGATTGCAGAACTCTTTTCTGATTTAGAAAGCGGTTTAGACAAACTAGACTTATCGAACTGGGGTATTGTTGAGCGCATTTTGGAGCGCCATGTTCATGGAAAAGACGCTTTTATTGTTCCTGAGTTAGTAACTTCGTGGGGTATTGATAGAGAAAAAGAACCAGAGTTATTTTTATCGTGCGTAACTAATTTAAGAACTTTAGCTGGTTATAAAGACATTCCGTTTAAGGTTGATAAACTCAAGGATAAATAAATAGTAAAGGTGTTTTAAGTTGAAGTACAGAACAAAACATATCTCAGCGAAGTCTTCAGACCGGCTAGCAGAATACTTAGATGAAGCTCTTCAAGACATTCAAGATAGGGGTGGTATCCCAGATTTATCGAGTTTGTCTGTGGTTTATACACCTAATCGTTTTGAAGGTGAGCAAGGTTATATAAACGCTTATATAGTTTACAGATTAGAAGATTAAAAAGAAGTCTTGATTGTTGAGGTTTTACTTGACAAACAAGACTTCTTTTGATATACTAAATACAAGAAAATTTTGAGGTGCAATACATGTTAGAAACAAACCGAACAAATGCAAATAATTTTGTCATTTCACAAGCTTTATCTGAAGCAGTTGCCTATACTCTTGGGATTGAAGGTTTAACTTTACTTCGAACTGATGTTGGTGGGTTGGGTGATAATAATCAAGTTTATTATTTCTCACACAGTATTCTGGATCAACTCTCAGTTAAATCTAGTGATAAGACTTTGTTTGATGTTAAACTAATCTTTTTACGACGTGAAGATTTAAACATTGAAGAGACTTGGAACGGTGAACCTCTATATCTTTACGGGACTGAGCATTACGTTCTTTCTCAAGTTTATGTAGATAATCAAGTGGCTGCAAATTCTTTCTTCGATAGTTTATATAAGAGCGTAGAACATGAGGTTCTTGCTGAGTTTTATATTTATGATAACGTACTTTATTTGAGTTACGAAGCACTTTTAGCAGCTTATCAACAATGATACTAGATTGCTCTCTTAATTAACTAGGGACGAAGTACCTCTAAAACCTCTCAGTTTGTCCCAGATTTGATTTTAAACTTACGTTTGATATTTTATACGGTTTAAATTTAAAATGAAGCAGAGAGTGTTTTAGAGGTTTTTATTTAGAAGGGAATTTATGACTAAGAAAATTATAGCAATTTGGGCGCAAGACACTGAGGGTATCATAGGTAAAAACAACCACCTTCCTTGGCACCTACCAAAAGACCTTGAGCATTTCAAAGAAACTACGTTGAACCAAGCTATTTTGATGGGTAGAGTTACTTTTGAGGGAATGAATCAACGGCTTCTTCCCAATAGAGAAACGTTGATTTTAACTACTCAGTTGGGCTACCAAGTAGATGGAGCAGTTGTTGTAACCAGTGTAGAAGAAGTCTTGAATTGGTACGAAAATCAAGACAAAACTCTTTACATTGTAGGTGGAAACCAAGTTTATAAGTTGTTTGAACCTTATGTTGATGAATTGTTTGTTACACAAGTTCAAGCTGAAGTAGTGGGTGATACTTATTTCCCTAGAGATTTTGACTTCTCTAGGTTTTCTTTAGTAAGTAGTGAAGATTATGAGAAAGATGAACAAAGTGAGTTTGAGTTTACGATTGAACATTGTGTGAGGGTGTGATTATGAGAGTTGGTTCCTACATTGAAATAAAGTACAAGACTAAAGGTGGCGAAATTTTTTATTCAATACAAGAAGTTCTTCAATTTGGGTATAGCGAGCGTTATGGTTGTGAGGTTGTAGTAGTCGATAAAGACTCCCCTATGTACTTTGGGTATCCATCGGGTGAGTTGTTACTTTCCTTGAACTTCGAGTCGCAAATTGTAAAAGCAAAAGTCACTTCTTGGACTGATCCATACAAAGAACTTTATGGAGAATATTACTGAAAACTAGGAAACCTCTTGACTTTCAAGGGGTTTTGTGCTATAATAAAACAAAATTTGATAGGTGGTTTAGATAATAGATGACTAAGAAATATGTTGAGAATGAGATTTTGAAACACCCAAGTCGATACAATGAGAATAAGGTTGAAGCTTGGGATTTTACAACTTTCTCTTTATTACCTCACACGATTGGTACTGTAGTTGAATATGTGATTCGCTATAAACATAAAGGCGGTATCCAAGATTTGGAGAAAGCCAAACGTTGGTTGAAAAAGGCTAAACAGTCTTATAAATACCTCGCTCTCTGCGCACCTAACTTGACTGTCTCTGAATATTTGGAGTTAGTTCCAGAAGTTAACACTAAGAACTTCGCAGACTTGTCTGAGGAGCAGTTGGGTATCCTCAGAACGGCTCAAACTTTAACAATGAGTTTAGATAATGAGCGTATTTTCAAAGAGTGTATTGCTATTATTGATAAATACTTAACTTTACTGATTGATATGGAGAAAGAGGTACTTTG